CAAGCAAGCCAGAAGGCGACGACATTACTTTCGACTCAAGACGACAAGGCTTCTCGCCTAAGTATCAGCACACTACTTTCGCTAAGGGTTACATCGTAACTGAAGAAGCGTTGGAAGATGAGTTGTACGGTCAGCTTAATGATGGCGCACGTGCTTTGGCCCGTGTTATGAACATCACAAAAGAGCTTGAAGGCGCTGCGATCTATAACAACGGATTCGATGGCACTGCACTCATGATCGATGGTGATGGACTTGCATTGTTCAGCACTGCTCACTCAAATGGCCCAAGCGGTGGAACTTACTCTAATCGATTAACTACTGATGCAGATTTCTCTGAAGCTGCGTTAGAAGATATGTTGATTCAGATTCAAACCATCACTGATGCTCGTGGCTTACCTGCCGCACTGCAAGCAATGCGTTTATGTGGCTCTCCAAACTTAGGTTTTGAGTTTCAACGAGTGCTAGGTTCAGTGCTACAGAATGACACAGCCAACAACGCTACTAATGCGGTTCGTGATATGAATTCAGTTCGTGATGGGTTTATTACAAATCCTTTCCTTACTGACACTGATGCATGGTTCTTAACCACTGACGCACCTGAAGGGTTAAAATACTTCACACGTCGAGCAGTACGCTTTGGCCAAGATAACGCCTTTACCTCTGGTAATGCACGTTTCAAGGCTGATGAGCGTTACAGCTTTGGCTGGACGGATCCGAGAGGCTGCTTCGGCACACCTGGAGCGTAACAAACAGGGGGTTTCGGCCCCCTTTTTCGAACTATAAATTGATTCATATTGAACCCTACGAGGGTTTATAGGAGAACAAAAATGGGCGGTACAACTAATTTTCCTTTGGGGTTTCAAAACGGCATTACTCTACGTGGTGTCCCTGTTGAGATTCCAGTTGCAGGCCAAATCTTCTGGGTTGACTCATCTTCCACCGTTGTTAAAGGTGGCGTTGGTAGCTCAGACGGCAACCCTGGAACATATCAAAAACCTTTTTCAACGCTTGATTATGCTGTTGGTCGGTGTACGGCTAATCGCGGTGATGTCATTTATCTTAAGCCTGGTCACACTGAAACAATCGGTGCGGCTGCTGCTGTTGATTTGGACGTTGCAGGTATTACTGTTATCGGTTTAGGCACTGGCACCTTGCAAGCTCGCCTAGACTTCACGGCAACTGGTAGCACTGTTGAAGTGAATGCAAGCAATGTAAGCATTGTTAACGTTAACTTTCACGCAAACATACCAGCTGTTGTTATTGGGTTAAGTGTTATTACCTTATCAACTGATCTTCTGGTTAAAGGTTGCACGTTTGACGTTGAAACCACAACCACTGACGAGTTCGTAATTGGCGTTAATGTAGGCGTTGGCTGTGATCGAATTGTGATCGAAGACAACATCATGGACATGGGCTTAGGTGGAGCTGCACGCGGAATAGCATTCGTTGGCGCTACAGCTGGAGCTACCGTTCGACGCAATCGAATAGTTGGTGATTATTCATTAGCTTGTATTGGCGGCGACACTACTCTATCAACTGAAGTGTACATTGAAGAAAACATGCTGATTCAAGGTGGCACCGGTGGCCTTAATGCTGTCGCTGTAATCGTGATGTTAACCGGTACAACCGGCGTTGTTAGAAATAACGATATCGTGTGTGACGTTGCAACCTTCGCGCTTCAAACGGTGGCTGATGCCATGTCATTCATGCGGAACCAGAGAACAGACGATGTTGGACAGGCTAAAACCTCTGTCGATATTTCTGCATCTGTTACTGTTTCAGCTGACGCCTAAAATGAAAAATAGATACGTTAGGGGCGACCACAACGTTATCTCTGACATCTCGGGGCAGAAGTTTAAACGCTCTGAGATGTCATTTAATTGGAAAGGTCAGCTCGTACACACGGCGACAGAATACGAACCAAAGCACCCACAGATAACTATAAGGGGGCGCAAAGAGCACATAGCTGTAACTGACGGTACACGCACACAGGCAGAAGATTTGCCTTTACTTGATCCAACGTTTACGCCAGGAATATAAGATGCCAGCAGTTCTAACCGCAACAGCCATTGATATTGTCAACGCAGCATTGAGACTGTTAAGCGAGACGGATGCTGATGAATCAACGAGCGCAACAGAGGCACAAGATGGGCTAGAGGCTCTTAATTATCTTGTTAAAAGTTGGCAGGCTCAAGGGTTACATCTCTGGACAAAAACCGAAGGCGTGCTATTTCTTGATGTTGGCAAGACTGATTATTTGCTTGGCCCATCAGGTGACGAAGCTACAAACTCAGATAATTTTATTAATACGACTATGGCCGTGGCTGGTATTGCTACGGATAGAACGTTAACAGTCGATTCCACAGCAGGCATGACGGGTGCAGATGATATCTTATCAAGCGACCCTTCAGAGTCCACACAAGACTGGACAGCAGTTGGTGGCACTATCGCAATTGTTGCAACCTCCTTGGTAGTGTCGAATGCGGCAGCAGTAGCGGGTGAAGCTGAGCGAACAATCACAGATTTAACCCCAGGCAGAACATACCGCGTCATATCAGGATTTACCAAAGGCGCAAGCCCATCAGTCACCTATTCAATTAAAGATGGTGCCACGACTCTTGGCACTGAAACGCTGACATCTACAGGCACATCAAAATTTGAGTTTGTAGCCACACAATTAAGCCATACGCTAGAAATTCTTAATGGTGACGCAGCAGCCACCAATGAAACCACTACTACCTCCATTCAAATCCTTGACGCAACAACCGGCGACTTTGCAGGTGTCAGGCTTGATGATGGTACACGCCAATGGACAAAGATCATTGAAGTCCTAAGTTCAACTCAGGTATTTAACGCTGATGGATTAACAGGCGCAGCGGCTATTGATAACTCTGTGTTTACATTCAGCGACTTATTGCCAAGACCAGTTAGGTTATTACAGCTAAGACGTGACAAGGTTGGTACAACCGATGAGATCGAAGCAGAACAATGGTCGCGTGAAGAATACTTTGCACAACCAAACAAGACATCTCAAGGCACGATAAACAATTGGTATTACTCGCCACAGTTAACAGATGGTCGTATTTATATCTGGCAGACTGCAAACGATGTTGACCAGATAGCACGCTTTACTTATGAGCGGCCTATTGATATTAGTGATGATACAACAGACGCCCCTGATTTCCCTTCAGAATGGTTCAGGACATTAAAATATAACTTGGCCGTTGATATGGCCCCTGAGTTTCGTATCGCCCAGGATAGATTGGACAGACTGACAATTAAGGCGGCTGAACTTCTTGAAAACTCATTAGGCTTCGACTTTGAACCGGATTCAATGTCAATGCAGCCTGATTTGGGGAGGTCTTAATGCCAAGAGTAGCACTCCCTTTTGCCGATGGATTTTATCAAAGCCAATCGCGTACATTATTGGATAAACGAGTTGTAAACCTCGTCCCAGTAGTGCCGGAGGCTGATGCACCATCGAGAAAAGTGCTAGTTCATACTGATGGCATTACACAGTTTGCAAATGTAGCAGGAACAAATAGCCGAGGCGTTCTTAGGTTTAGTGATGGTAGGCCATACCGTGTTACAGGCAATTCTCTTTATTCGTTTGACTCGGCAGGCACAGCCACTAATCACGGCACCATTACAGGCACAGCCGATGTTTCGATGGATTCAAATGGTATTAATATTGCCATTGTGGACCCAGAAGGTGACAGCTATTTCTTTACACCATCAACCGGCATTCTAGAATCAAATAACGGGGCTGTATTTCTGAGCTTCGGACAGGCCACCAGTGTTGCATTTAAAGATGGTTTTTATGTATACACAACGGATTCAATATTTTTTACAAGCTCACCAAAAACAGTAAACGATGGTAAGGACTTCAACGCCTTAGACTTTGCTGACGCTGAGATAAACCCGGATATTATAGTCAAAGCTTTCAACGATCATAACCAAATGTATATTCTTGGGTCCGACATCACCGAGGTATATAGGACAATAGTTACTGAAGGATTCCCGCTCCAACGCATAGCTGGCGCAGTGATACCCAAGGGCTGCGCGGCAAGGAACACGGTAATCCCTTTTGATAATTCATTCCTGTTCATGGGGGGCGGCAGTAACGAGCGTCCGGCTATTTATAGAGCAGTCGGTTCAGGTGTCCAGCGAATCTCAACAAGATCAATTGAACGGATTATCCAGGCATACCCACAAGCCACAATTGCGGCAGCCAGGGCGTTTTCATATTCAGTTGATGGTAGCTATTTTGCGGTGTTTGAGATCGGCAATAATACATTTGTTTATGATCAGACTGCTACGACGTTAACCGGAAAGCCGTCATGGCATGAGCGCCAGAGTGGTATAACCAATGCCACTGGCTTTCAGAAGTGGCGTGCTATTCATGGTATTGAAGCGTTCGGTAAGATTCAAGTTGGCGATGACCGTTCCGGGCTTGTCGGTGAATTAGATCCCGATGTATTTAAAGAGTATGGCGATCCTATTGAGCGATTCTGGACAACCAAACCATTCCAGGCAGATGGCGATCCAATTTATGCTCATGAAATAGAGCTGTATATGGAAACCGGCTTAGGCAATGACGATGTAGAAGAGCCTGTTATAAGGCATGATTATTCTGATAATGGTAGCCGGACATTTACCGACGAGATAACCAAGTCGCTAGGCAAGAAAGGTGAATATACAACACGCCTAAGATGGAAACGAAAAGGGCGCTTTCCGAATACCCGCGTATTACGTTGGAAGACTACGGCACCTGTACCGATAAATATCTTTGGCCTGTTTGCTAATGCGGCGGCTACCGGCAGTGGTTGAAAACGTTAGGATTACAACTCCATTAAGAGCAGAGCCGATATTCAATGAATTAGGGTTTTTTAATCTTAGATGGTCCGAATATTTTGAAGAGACGGCGGAAA